CTAACGATACCTTTACACAAAATGGCACAACTAAAGGCGGTTTAGTAGGAAGCATTGTAGTTATTACTGCAATGGCGAGCGCTAAATACCATGTTGCAGCACAGTTACTTGGTTCAGGAACTTTAGTAACACCATTTGCTGACGCTTAATATTAGGAGAACCGTATGAGTTCATCAGATGTAAAAGCATCGGTACCTTTGACAGCTACGGGACAGTTACAAGGAACTATCGGTAGTGGAGCAGGATCAGCAACAAATTTGGGACCTATAAGGATCCAATCTGTTCAAGCTCAAGCAAGTGCTGCAGATGCTACTATAAAAGTATACGATGGTACAAGTGCTAGTAGCACTAAACTCCTAATGGAATTTAAATTTGGTAGTGCTGCAAATGAAGCATTTGATCATTATCTACCCAATAATGGAGTTAAGTTTTCTACAGGAGCCTATGTCGTATTAGCTAATTGTGACTTTTTCGTTGCATATCACTGTTAATAATGGCAACTTCAGGCACTCGCGCATTTAGCTTAGATGTAGCTACTGCAATAGAAGAAGCATATGAACTTGCGGGTTTAGAAGCCCGCACTTCATATGATGCAGTAACTGCTCGTCGTTCTATGAATATCATGTTTGCAGATTGGTCAAACAGAGGTGTTCAGATGTGGGAAATTGGTAAAGTAACCACTACCTTAACTGAAGGAACTAATGAGTACACTATTAATGCTTATGATGTAGATATTTTAGATGCCTATATTCAGAGAAGTGTTAGTGATATAGTTACTGACTATGTTATTGATAGAATAGATCGTAATGAATATGTTGGAATCCCCAACAAGGCAACTAAAGCACGTCCTACAGAGTTTTGGTTAGAGCGCGTAAAAACACCTATTATTCATCTTTATCCAACGCCTGAGAATTCAACTGACAAACTCATTTACTATGTGTGGCAAAGAATTCAAGATTCTACTGCTTCGGTTAATGATGTAGATATACCTAGTCGGTTTATGCCTCCGCTAGTTTCAGGGTTAGCTTATTATCTTTGTTTAAAAAAGAATGTGCAAAAATTGGAAATAATAAAACAACAATATGAGCAAGATTTAATGAACGCTTTAAAATACGATGAGGATCGTTCTTCTACACACCTTGTTCCTAGACACGAGTATATATAATGGCATATGCAAGCGGTAAATATGCTCAATTCGTATGTGACACTTGTGGTTGGGCATATCCTTATAAAACAGCAAAAATGACTTGGGAAGGGAATAGAGTTTGTATAGAGTGTTATGAACCCAAACAACCACAATTAGATCCTCCTTCGATAACTGCAGATGCTGAAGCATTGTGGAAACCTCGTCCAGAAGTACCTATGCCCCAGTCTCAATTAGGGTTAGTCAAAACAACAAACCCTTCTTCTGCTGTTATTGATTCAACAGGGAGTAACGCAATGACATTTACAGAGGATCCAATAGGTAGTAAATTTGAAGGGGAAAAAGGAACTGGTGAAATAGGTGATGTGACAGTGAGTACAGGATAATGGCAGGCTTTACATACAGTGGTTTAAAAACAGCAACTCAGAATTATTTAGATAATACTGAAACAACCTTTACTAATACGTTAGATACGTTTATTCAAACAACAGAGGAACGAATCTTAAAAGCGGTACAACTTCCTGTTTTTCGTAAAAACGTAACAGGGACACTTACCGATGGTAATACTTATTTAAGCACCCCCGATGATTTTTTATCCCCTTATAGCTTAGCCGTTTTAGATTCGAGCAGTAATTATACTTATTTATTATTAAAGCATGTTTCCTGGATTAGGGATTATACTCCCGCAGCAGCAACAGAAGGGGAACCCCTTTACTATGCTCAATTTGACGATGATAGTTTTATAGTTGCCCCGACGCCAAATAGTGATTTAACAGTTGAATTACACTATTATTATCGTCCTGCTTCTTTAACTACTGTGGGAGATGATAATCAAAGTTGGCTTTCAAAAAATGCTCCTAATGCTATGCTTTATGGTTGTTTGGTGGAAGGAGCAGTTTTTATGAAATCTTCTCCAGAAACAATTATATTATATGAAACTAAATTTCAAGAGGCTTTAGGTATGTTAAAAGTTTTAGGAGAGTTTAAAGATATCAGAGATGAAGCGCGTCATGATAATATCAAATTAATGCCACAAGGACCAGGAAATGTTTAAAAAGTTAAAAGGCAAGAAAATAGCTATTGTCTCAATGGGCAGAAGTCAATTGGATTATCATATGTCTATTAGTCACAGCCAGGAGTACGATGAAGTTTGGGCAATTAATTCTATGTGTGCGGTTATAAAGTGTGATCGCATTTTTATGATGGATCCAGCGAGTAGATTTTTTGACACCTTTGATGCTGGACCACAAACTCAAGTGATGAGAAGGATTTTACCAAGAATAGATGTTCCGATTTATTCTTGTGAAAAAGATAATCGAGTTCCCGCTATTGAGTTATACCCTTTAAAAAAGGTTGTTAAAGAATTAGGGTGTGGTTATTTTAATAATACAATTTCTTATGCTATTGCTTTTGCTGCTTTAAATAAAGTAGGTGCCTTAAATATGTACGGTGCTGATTTTAGCTACGGCACCAATATTCATTTTGGGGAAATGGGTAGAGGATGTTGTGAATTTTGGTTAGCCAAATGTATGGATCTTGGAATTGATGTTTCAGTTGCGGCAAGTTCTTCTATGTTAGATACTAATGTTCCTGAAGAACAAAAATTATACGGGTATCATAGGTTAAAAGATCCTCCTGTTGTATTTTTAAATAAAGGAGAATTAGATGTTACAGATTCTTCAAAAGTAGAAAAAGAAGAAGTTTATAAAGGGTTTTCAGGAAGGGCAGAACAAATTACTTTAGGTCCACCAGAGCCAGAGGCGTATTAAATGGAAACTGATTCATTTACAATATCAATAGGTAATTTAGACGTAAAGACTACGAAGAATAGAGGTCATACAGTAGAAGAAGTCGCTGAAATGGCGACTAATAAATTAGTTTCAGTTGCAGATACTGCTCCTGGTTCAATTAAAGCACAGGCACATGCTTTTAAAAATTTGTGTCATCAGGTTATTGTTTA